GCGCTGCGTGATGCCGCCGGCGGCCCGCACGAGCTTTCCGTCCGTGATCGCGCCCTTAATGGCGTTGAGCTTTTCAGTTTGCATCATAGGTAGCCTCCAGTTCCGCCAGCTGCGCGTTGGCAGCGGCAAGGTTTTCTTCGCTCTCGGTGAGCTGCGTATCCTTCTGGGCGACGGCAGCGTTCAGGCTCTCGATCTGCACCTGATACGGCGTAACATCGCCATAACTCTGCTTGTCCGTGCGGACGGACACAACATAGGTCTTGTCTCCGTTGAGATAGCTGATATCCTCCAGACGGAAGGTATACCCATCCGGGAGCCAGCATCTCATCGCGTCATCGCGAGCCTTCTCGACCGTGATCTTTGACCAGTCGACCTGCTCAATGGCTTCGATGGTGTTCTCGGGCCATTCACGATCAAGGTGCAGATGATATCTGCCGTTGAGATCGGGGCTGGAAATATAACTGCAGCGATGCCCATTTACTTTGAATTCAGGTTTGCTCATTTTCATTCTCCTCTCAGTCGTCGGAACCATAGACGGGCGTCAAGCCTTCAAATTGGTCCCAGGTATATTCGGCGTCTTCGATCTGCTGCCACGTCATTCCGACCGACTCCAGAGCGTACCAAGTCAGCCCCGAAATGATAAAGCGCAGGTGCGCCGGTTTGATGAGTTCGATCGCATCGGCAAGCGATGATCGGTCGAGCTGAACGAGTTCGGTCGTCGCCCCGCGGAATCGAAGGGTGAAGCTGTAATCGTTGTTTGTCTGGACTTCGGCGGCATAGCCGGTCATGGCTGTCGCAATGCCGCTCACCATTTCCTCATTAGTGTTGCCGCTTGCGACGAGATGTGTCCGGATCGCAGCCCTTCTCGCATCGTCCGAGGTCCCCGGCTTCGCCGAGATACCGACCTGCGCTTCCCAAAGCGGCAGCGCCCATGTGGCGGTATCGACAAAGAACTGTGCTTTCACATCCTCCACAAGAACGGCCAGCTCATCCGCAGTCAGGCCGAGTGTATCGAGCAGCGCCGCGGTCTGTGCGTTTTGCCGATAGCGTACCGGCACCTGTTCGCGTTGCATAGGCCCTCCTTATGTGACGGCCGTGGCCGTGATAGTGACCTCACCGAGCACGGGAACTTTACCGGCAGCGACAGCGAGCGCGGTACTCGCGCCATTAACGGTGAAGGCAGAATAGTCCGACACCCCCGCGCACCCCAGCAAGCAAGCCAGGAAGCGGCTGAAGGGGACGGACTGCGCCTCCGCAAAGGGTAGCGATGCGAGCAGCGTCCCGATGTCTGAAGACACCTCCGCGCGGACCTGTTCGAGCGTGTAGCCGTCAGTCATCGTGATCGCTGCGGTGATCGGAACGACCATCTCCTCGGCCGATACGACCGTTACCGTCGCGCCAATGGGCTTCTCGGCGCTGATGTGTGCTGCGCAGGCCGCGACGATCGCATCGTCTACCGCACCGCGATCCGCGCCGCCAATAACGACCTTTACCGTGCCGTTTCCATTCCACAGCGGCACGCACAGCGCGTAGGATACGCCGGCGGTCTCCTTGGCCCACATAACGTAATGTCCGGCATTGCCGCTTGTGATCGTCTGCGTACGCCGCTCGTGATAGCGCGTCCAGAGATCCTCATCGCTTTCCACATCTGCGCCGCCGGTACCTGCTGCAGCGTTCGTTACGCCGCTGACGCCTGGCACGTTGACCGCCATCTGCGTGACGGTCGCCTCCGGCACATTGTAGTCCGCGCCGATCTCTTCCGCCGTGCAGAGCACTGATGCCGTCCCATCCGCGATCGTGATATTCTCTGCGGTAAGAAAGCGCAGAGCGGACGGTGTGCAGACAATCGTGCCGGCGGGGATCTCCGTACCGTCTGTACCCGTAAAGGTGACGGTAACGCTCGCCTTTGCGCCGCTCTGACGGCTCATGCCGATCTGCGCCGCGTGCAGGTCGAGATACTCGCCGCTCGATGCATCCGGGAAAATAATGCTCATGAAACCATTCAGCGTCTGACCGTACTTCCACATGACATAGGCGGCCTCGCTGAGCAGCACATTCGCATAACTTCCCTCCCGGGCGTCGATATCGACACCCTTTTCTTTGACGCGGGCGAGCATTTCATTCTTCAGGCTCTCCGGCGTCATTGTTTCAAATGGAGATTGTGCCATCTTTCAGTGTGACCTCCCCGTAAATCGTTTTCATCATGAATGATAGCTTCAGCTCCGAGCCAAGAAATTGCACGCTGACCTGATCGACCGCCTCAACATAGGGGCTGGTCATCAAGGCCTCTCGGATGCACCGGACCGCTTCAGACTGCCGGACACCCTCGCTGTACGGCTTTCCAACCAGTGCTGCAATATCCTGCCCATAAGCGTGTGTAAAGACGTCGTGCCGGTACCGCTCGGTCTTGATCGCATTCCATGCCCAGACGAGCACAGCATCCGCGCCCGTAACGAATACCGGATTTCCGCCGCGCCAGATCGGCTGATCCTTTCCAAAGTCCCATGCGACCTCACGCGGAAGCGGCAGCGTGCCGTCCGCCGTGCCCGAATCGGGCACGCTGATAAGTGGAAACAGGCTCATAGCTTCACCATCCTTTCGATAAGATAATAGGTCTGCGCGTCGCCGGAGCGCAGCAGCAGGACCTCGTCCCCGGCAGAAAGTGGCAGCTTGCTCTGCACCGCCTCCTCCGGGCGCGTAACAAAGGCGTTGCCGCGAACAGTTCCGCCGTTGACCCATATCTCGCAGTACCCCTCAAAGACCTTTTCCGGTAAGACGGCTTGGATGCCTCGGCCTTGCGCCGTTGGCACAAAATTCGGGAAAAGGGATTCCGGTACGCGAAGATCCTCCCAGTCGAGATCCATGCCGTCGGCACGGATCTTCAGCGGCGAAATGGACAGGACCTTGCCGATCGCGTACCAGGAACGCTGCGTCTCTTCTGCTCGCCGTTCGATAAGCCGATTCAGACCAACAAAAGGGTCTCGCGCTGTTCTTTCCTCACTCATGTGATCTCACCTCCCGCCAGCGTCGTTGAGACCACATTCCTGCAGTTGAGCGTGAGCGAGCAATAATAGTTCCCCCGCTTCCATGTATGCACATCGGCGTCGATCCAGAAAACGCCCTGCAGGCCGGTCGCGCTCTCACGGACAACGACCGTTTCTCCGGTCAGCAATGCCGTATCGCCGAGCACATTGACGGTGACGTTACGCTGCACCGCGCCATCCACAAGAAGCTTTTTTGCCTCGGCGGTGGCATCGGCATTCTCGCGCTGGGTGATGTGCCGCTCCATAATACCGAGCAGCTTCTGCGTCGTGTCGTCGCCGGTACGGCGCAGGAAGTTCCCATTTGCGTCATAGATGGCTACGCTGTTGACAAGCTGCGTGGCGTCCTCCGTCGTCACGGCATCCATCAGATTGCCGGCGGCCTTCAGAACCAGGCTTTCCGCGCTGACGCCTCGCTCCTTGACAAGCAGCCCCGATGGCGTATAGCGGATAGCGTATTGCTTTCCGCTGCTCTCCGATGCCAGCGCCCAAGCCGTCGAGATAATGCGGTCAAGCGCGACGCTGGAAAACTTTCGGTCAAGCAGCACGCCTGTGGACGGCAGACCTGTCACAGGGATGCCGCGGTCCGCGCACACCCGGCGAGTGATCGCCTCCGGCGTCGTTCGGACGAATTTGTATGTGCCGTCGTTCCGCTTGCAATAGATGCCGTAGTCGTAGCAGGTCAGAGAGATCGTCTTCTGCTCTGAGCCTGCCGTGCGGCGCAGCACGATGCCGACGAAAAGCCGTGTCCCCGCATCGTCCGAAAAAGTGATGATGTCCCCGATCTCCGGAATGGGCAGCCCCGCCGTCTCGTCGAAGATCATCTCCAGCGTGAGCTGCCTGACCGGCGTGCTCTTATCGCCGCTCCACGACCAGGATACCGCGAGGTCCGTGATACGCCGGGTACCGCTCTTTTTTGTCAGATCCAGCTCCATCTCAACCGCCTCCCATCAGGATGGACCTCAGCGGGATGCGAATGGTCTGCCCGACATAGATCAGATGCGGATTTTTGATGCTGTTATACTTGGCCAGCGCGTTATAGTAGGCGGCCGTACCGCTGCCGTAATACCGCCGGCAGAGCATACTGAGCGTATCGCCGGAGATGACCTTATGGGTGATCTCGCTATCCGGAGAGCCTCCTGTGCGTCCGGCGTTGCCGGTGTAGAAAGCCGCATAGGCGTCCGAAACCTCCCGCGCTTCGAGATCGACGTGCTCCCGCAGGCGGATGGTGCAGTAGACGTCGCCGGAGCCGTCCTTCTCGCTCTCGGTGACCTCTTCGATGTAAACGCTCGCATTGATCTCCGTGCCGGTGATGATCAGCCGGACCGGCGATTTCCCGACCGCCCATGCCTTGAGGATATCGAGGTAGTATTGAGGAGAGGCTACCGCGCCGGCCTCGCAGAAGGGATAGTCCTGCGCGGGCAGCAGGCAGGAGATCGTGCCGGCGTGCCTTGCGCGACCCCCGGGCAGATAGACATCTCCGAGCTGTGAGATGTTGACCGTTTCCATGTTCTTTCCTGTCCCCCACTCGTAGGAATCCGGCGTGACCGGAAGCGTCAGCATGACGCTGTCTTTGATAAAGCAAAACTGCATGGCATCAACCTCTCATTCCAGCCATCTCCATCCGCTGCAGCAGCGCCTGCGCCACGCGGTCGATGTCGGCATCCTCGCGGATCACTGTGCCGTTCATTATGATCTGGACGCCGCCGACACCGTTTTTCTCGCTGCGGGCCTCCACGGCCGTCTGCACACGCTCGCCCTGATGAAGGAGAGCCGGGAAATTATCATAGGGAACGTAGTCGATGCCGGTGGCATATCCGCCTCCGGCGTAGACCGCGCTGCGCGGAACTTCGCTGGGCGCAGTATAGCTGTCAGAGGAATCGGTGATAACATAGAAGCCTGCCATGCCCGCCGCGCGGCCCTTGCTGAACTCCTGCCCGAGCGTATAGCCGGCGTCCCAGTACGAATCATTGAGCGCCGTATCGCCGCGCACCGAGTCGATCAGGCTCAGCTCCTGCGCGAGCACCTCGTCCTTACCCTCGTTGGCGTTGTACTCATTCATGCCGTCGATCTTGGCTTTCATGATGATGCGCCCCATCTCGGCGGCATCCCCTTCAGCCTCGGCAGTTTTATAGGCGTCACTGCCCATTGCTTCGTTGACGGCGTCCCGGATATACTGTTCCCTGGCATTCTCCAGAGACGCCTTCCACGCGCCAATGGCTTTGTATGCCTCCTGCATATCCTGTCCGCTCTCACCGCCGAGCCAGTCCTTTTGCGCCTCGAGGCCTTGCATACGCGCGGCGTTATACCCCTCGCCCATGGCATTGTCGAGCTCCTGCTGCAGGCCCTCGATGGTGGAGGTGATGCCGCTGAAGGTCTTGGACTGCGCCTCCATTGAGCCGGAAAAGCTCTCTGTGAGTGCGTCAAGAATGATCCGCGCGGCGTCTTGGCCGGCGATCTTCCCCTTGGAGATCATGCTGTACACCGTGCCTTGATCTACGCCGTAGGCATCTGCGAGCATTCCGACCGCGCCGATCCCTCGGTCGTTGAGAATGTTGAGGTATTCGAGCGTCGTCTTGTTGCTGGACTTCATGCGGCCGATGGCGGTAGCAACGGCGTTCATATCGCTTGTGGACTGACCGAGCGCAGCCCCCGCGTCACCGATGGTCTGCAGCACGGGCAGAATACTGGTATCGTCATAGCCGTAGGTCGCCAGCGTCTTGCTCATGGCCGTCAGGTCATCGTAGAGGAACGGCGTGGTGTTCGCCATCTGCACGAGGTCGGCAAGATACTGCTTTGCCTTATCCTCACCCTTGAAGAGGGTGGCAAAGGAGATCTGGTCGGTCTCCCGGGACGCTGCCAGCGCGCTGCCGGCGGTCAGAGAGTCGGCCTGCTCGTCCAGCTGCCCCTGCACGGCCTCCTGCACATAGGACTTGAAGGAGGAATCGCGAGACTCATAGCTTTGCAGCGCGCCTGAGCCGAGACCTACTAAGCTACCGAATCCTGCACCAATCAGAGCACCGACCGGACCCGCAACCATAAAACCGGCAGAGGCTCCGGATGTGGCCATAGAAAGTGCATTTGAAATAAGCATCCCGCCTTCACTTCCGAAAGCGCTCCCCGCAAGCGTTGTGGCTCCTTGAGAAAGGAGTTGCTTTGCACTATCGCTGATTCCGCTGATGGCAAGTGCTTGAACAATACTTTTGCCAAAATTAGCTGCTCCTCCGCCTCCCCCGCTGCCGGAGCGGTTTTCCAGCTTGGAGATCTCCTTCTCCGTATCCCGCGCCGCTTTGGCAACGACGTTAAGGTTGCGGACAGCGTTGTCATAGTTTGCCTGCGCCAGCTCCATCTTCAGACCGTCCGCGGCATCGCCGGTCTTCTCAAACTGCTTTTCCGCCTCCTTGAGCGCCTGCTGTGCCTTCTTGACATCGAGCTTCAGTGTGTATTTGTTTTTGTTGAGGGCATATAGCCCCTCCTCCAGACTGTCCACATCCTTGGTAAAGGCCCTTGTGGTCTTGGCCATGGATTTGACCGCGTCCGAATATCGGTCGGTCGATTTGATAACAATGGATGCTTCCGGCATAAAATCACCCCTTTCTATTGACTACGCTAAGGGAAAAGCATATAATAAACACAACGAAAAGAAGGGTGTTATGCGTATGCTTTTTCTCTTTCTGCTGAGCTTTGCAGCTGCCGTGTTTTTTGGCGTGCGCTGGTTCAAGGTTCATTCCTTTGAATACCTCAATGGCATGAAGCCCTCCGAGCAGCTCGACGCCAGCTTTTGGCTCTGTATTGGATTTGTCGCACTTGCGCTCATCCTTGGTGCAGCCGCGTTCTTGTAAGCGCTCCTTCCGCCGCCCTTAAATAGGGCGGCTTATTTTTTTGCGTTTGGTGCTCTTCACCGTCTTGCCCCCCGGGACGGGAGGAGCTTTTTTATTTGCCTCGTAGGAGGACAGCGCCCAGAGCAGGTCCTTCTCGCCCTGCGGCCGGCTATAGTAGTCGCCCGGCAGGATGCCGTGCCGGCTGAACAGGTAATAGACGAGCCCAAGCTCCGGGTCGGTGCCCTCCGTCAGGCGTTTTTTACTTCTTCAATGGTGATGCGGCGATACCCGCTCAGCCGCTCGACCGCCGCGCTCAGATCGGCGATCTCGCCGGGGAGCAGCAGAGCCTTGAGCGTTTCCGCCGGCGTCACGCCGCCGAATTTGGACTGCAGCGGCGCAGCCTTCAGGTCGGGGTCTGCGCAGCCGGCAAGCAGGATCTGCACCTCGCTGTCCTGCGTCAGCCGCTTCATGTCCTGCGTGCGGCCGTAGGGCAGCGCCTGCAGCGTGAACACGACCGGCGCGCCGGCGGCCTTACTCAGGCGCGGCACCTCATACTTTGCCGTCGGCAGGTTCTTGGACACATCGACGACATCTTTCCCGAGCAGCAGATCGAGCACGGAGGGCGCCGCCTGTTCTTTACTGGATTCATGGATCGTTTTTTCCATCTTTCATACCTCTCAAATGGTACACATGCAGCGCCTCCGCAAATCTGCAGGGGCGCTGCATAGTCGGTTTAAGCGTCGATGACTTCCCAGTCCTCGAAGGTGAACGGAGCCTCGATCTGACCCAGCCTTGCGGCCTCCCAGTCAGCGAGCGTCAGGTCGTCGAAGCTGATGCCCTTGAGCGCAATGCGCTGGTTGCTCGGATTGTCCGGATCGTCGAGGTTCGTGATCATCGTGTGACGCAGGTCCTTGCCGGACTTGAGTGCGTCGGACTCCGCCGTGATCAGGCGCGAGGTGGCGTTGTAGATGCGCACGGTACCCGTACCGGACAGGCCGGTCATTTTCTTGCCGGCGATCAGGGTGCGGCAGCGCGGCACATCTTCCTTGGTCTTGTTGAGCTTGGCCTGGCAGCCATAGCACTCGGCGACGAGCTCACCGTCAAGCCAAAGGCTGCCGTAAGTGCCGCTGCGTACCAGCGCGGCTTCCAGAATTTCAGGCATATTTTCTCCTCCTTCTTATCAGACGGCGTCTGTGACCTCGAACACGATGTTGAAGTCCTCCATCGCGTCGAGCACCCAGCCGTAGAGGTTGAGGAACACGTAGCTCCCCGTATCTTCCTTGATCACTGCCTCGTCGGACAGGGCGCGGATGCGGGCCGCCTCATCGGTGTCGCCCGCGTCGCTCGCCTGCTTGACGAGGTAAGCACGCGCTGCGTCGGCGTCCAGCTTCGCGCCGGAAGATCCGGCCTTGAGCACGTTGGAGTCCTCCAGCTGCTTGAGGTAGTCGCGCACAGCGGTCAGCAGGATGCACTTGTTGTCGTAGCTGTTCGCGCACTTGCCGAGGTATTCGTCCTCGACGGCCGTCATGGCGTAGTACCGGATCAGATCGATGGCCGCGGTCATCTTGATCTTCTTCAGCGCCTCCGGCTCGGTCGCGGAGAGGGTGGTCTTGCTCGTCACCGCGCGGCTGAGCTTGCGCACACGGCCGTCGTCGATGAGAAAGACCTTGCCGGCATCCACAGCGTCGTCAGGCGTCGCCGTAGCGGTCACGGCAGTTACCTCGCTGAGCACGGCATAGGTCGCCGAGCAGTCGGCGGGCGTGCCGGCAAGAATACCGGCGATTCGGGAGCAATACGCCGCCGCGGCATAGGTCGTGGAACCGACCACGATGCCGGAGGACACAAAGTTGATAATTCCCTCATCGTCTGCGGCCGTATTCGGCAGCACCGCCTTGCCGATATAGCGCAGCTTGCGCTGTGCCTTTACCAGTGCGGCCAAAGCGGTCGCGTCAGCGGTGGAAATGTCGACGGGGCCGCAGAGGTAGTCGTAGCTGTAGTTCGCCAGAGCGCTGAAGCCAGTGGCGATCTCCGCCGCTGCGGCGATCACGGAGACGTAAACCACGCTGGGGCGGTTGATGTGGCCGATCATCGCTCGTTTGATGTAAGCAGCGTTGTCGGCGCCCAGCGTGCTCGGGATATCGCTCTCCTGATAGATCGCGTGCACACCGTTTGCCTTGCTGTCGCGGATGATCAGCGCGACGACGCTCTGCGAAGTGCGTGCGGCAACGGTGCGTGCTGCTTTCTTGAGCGTAAAGGTCAGTTTGGGAAGACCCATATTGCATTTCTCCTTTTGTCAGATTTTTTTGCCGTTGACGGTGAGCGAGGTACACAGCGTTTTTGCCGTTTCCCCCGTCTGGCCATCTGCGGATTTTGGCGTCATAAAGCTAAAATCGATGAGAATGACCGCTCGATCCGGCTCACGCGGGAGGCTCTTGAGCGTTGGCTTGAAGCGCCGGTCTCCGACCTTCAGAACGCCGCCGAGCAGCGTCAGACATTCGTCCACAACGCCGCTGAGCCGCTGCCACGAAGATTCGTAATGCTCATCCTTTTCATCGTAGGCCGTGAGCGCGATCTGCACTGTGCGACGGTCCGTATAACGGCTCGCGTCGCTACGATCGTCCTTCGTGACCTGCAGCCAAAAAGAGGGCCGGTCAAAATCCACCGGGCAGACGTCCAGATATACCGTCCGCGCCGGCCACTTCTCCGTGAGCCGGGCATTGATCGCATCCACGATGTCCATCGTCTTCATCCTTCGCCCTCCAAATAAGCCGCAGCCTTTTTCTCGATTTCCCGTGCGCCGTCCTCCTGCAGCTTCACAAGCTCGGACGCAGCGGTCATCTGATACATATACTTGCCCGGGACACGGCTCTTGCCGCCCTTGGTCAGGTGACCGCCCTCGAGCGCGTTCGTGATATAACCGGCAGCATACCCGCTCAGCTCCGTTCGTGCCTTCGCGCGGACTGCCGCATAGCCTTTCCCAGAGCCGATGTACCGCTCCTGAACGCCGGCTACGCGGCCGGTGCCGCCGATGCGGCGCTGCACCGCGGCCAGCATCACTTCTCCGGCCTCTTCAAAGAACGCCGCCTTTGCCGCCTTGACAGCATCCGGAAAACCCTCCAGCTTCTTCACGGTCTCATCAAGGCCGCGGATCTCAACACTCTGCATCAGGCGTCCCACCTACGTTCGATCACATACTCATTCTTGTATGGATCGAGGTCGAGCACCTGCCGCACAGTATAAGGGGGCTCTGTATCCTGCTGTACGAGGTCGCCGGCGCGCAGCACGATGACCTTCGGCGTGACCAGTACGCGCTGCTGCAGCTCTGCACGGTACACATCCTCGGCGTCGTTTCGGAAATATTTCTCCGTCAGCACGCCCGGAAAGGTAAAGCCCGGGACATCGACCGCCGTCGGGCGGTTGAGCGCATCGCGCCCGGTGCGGTCCTGCGGCTTTGCTGTCAGCGTCACGCTCTCGCACACCGCGGCCTGAAGCTCCTGCCGGTCACGCTGCTCGGAAAGCTCGATCGACGTCAAGAACAGGAATTTGCCGTTCCAGCGCATAGCTTCATGCAGCGTGAGCCTGCTGTCCGTGCGAATGGTGAGCTTTGCACCGCGCGCTCTCGTACCGGCCGCCGAAAACAGATTGTCGCGGATATCTGTCTCCACATACGCCGGGCAGGTCCTGCGGATCGTCCAGGCATAGGCGGCGCTGTCCTCATCGTGCATGAGCTGGAGAATATCCACCTTCTGGTCGAGGAGCGACGAGAGATTGGTGTTCGTTCCGTATCGCATTCTATTCCTCCACGCTCGGGAGCAGATTCACGCTGTGCATATCGAGGATCTGCATGACAGTCGGATTGCGGCCGGTGTACTGCATCGTGACCTGGCGGTTGTCGATCATCTCAGCTGCAACCGTCTTTATGGCATACCCCAGCTCGGCGGCCACTTCATAACCGGTGCCCTGCTTCTGCGCCGCGGTCTCATCAAGCTTGATGCCCGTATAGCGCTTTACAAAGCCGATGGCCGCGGACAGCGCCGACCGGCACAAATCGCGGTCACTCGCCGGCAGGCCCGCATATTCGTCCTCATCCAGACACAGCCTTGCAAATACGGCGGTCTCTTCCGCCGTGACATTAGGAATGCACAGCATCGCGCCCTCCTTAAGTATCCGAACCAGCGCTCTCGGCTTCGAGGATCGCATTGATGATGTCCGCCTTGTTCCAGTTGGACTTTACATCAACGCCCAGCTCCTCCGCCTTCTGGCTCAGCACATCCTTGGTCAGGCTCTCAAGCTCCTCCTGTCTGTCGGGCGGATCAGCCTGACCGCCGGCTTCCTTCTCCGGCTCAAGGTATCCGTCTGCGACAAGAGGGGCGGCGATGTCATCGCTGACATCGCGCACCTCGCCGCGGCCCATGGTGATCTCGCCGGCAAAGCTGACCGTTGCTTTATACTTCATGAACACCTGCTCCTTTCTCAGCCGCCGGCCTTCATTGCCAGCGCCGCGACCATCTGGTCGTTCTCGATCTTGGCATCCATCTCGAGCCAGCAGATCACGCCGATCGCGTGCTCGTCTGCGAACTTCTCACGCAGGACCTGCACAGAGGGGTTCTCCGTGACCTTGACGGCGAGGCCCTTCGGGTCGAGATAGAAAACCGGCTTCTTGCCGGCAGCGATCTCCGGCATATTCTTGGAGGTGTAGACGGGCTTACCGAGCAGCGTATAGCCCCACTTAGAGGTAAAGTCCTTCTGCAGAAGGTAATTGCCATCGCCGTCCTTGAGCTTGCGGATCGCGCTGCGGGTCTTGCGCGTCATCAGCCAAATGCAGCCATCCTGCAGCTTATCGGGAACGCTGTCCTGCAGGTCGATCAGCTCGTCGGAGGTGATCGCGGTAGACGCGGCGGTCGTGACAGCCGCAGATGCCGAGGAAAGGCCCTCGATCTTGCTCGCAGTGCCGTTGATCAGCTCGTTCTCGATCCAGTCCGCAGCGGCCTCTGCCATCTTGCGGATAACAAAGGAAACAATGTCGAACTTGGAGTTGTTGACGAGGGAGATGGACACCTTGGACAGCGCACCGGCGAGGAAGCCGGACAGGGAGATGCTGGTGGTCTTGCCGGCGGTGCTCGTCAGCGCAGAGAACTCGGTAGCATAGGCCATCGTGATCTTCTGCGTGCTTTCGTCATACTTGGGGATGTTGAGCGTGCCGCCGACATTGTAACGGGTCGCCATGGAAAACAGCGGGGAGATCTCGATGACCTTCTCGATGATCTTATTGGCGATGCTCGTGGGGATCACGGCGCCGTTGTCGCCGGTGGTCATGTTGACCGCCGCACGGGTCTCCACATCGGGCGCAATGCCGCGGATATAGCACTCAAATGCGCGGGTCTCCACTTCCTCCTGAGAACGCTGCTCCGTGCCGCCGGCAGGCTTGTCGACCTTCTTCTGAGAAGCTTCCACGACGCCCGCGGCCCCGATGGTATCCTCGATGGAACGCAGCTCCTGCATGATGGCAGCATACTCACCCTGCTCGGCCTCGTTGAACGAGCGGGTCTCGGTCTGGCAGGTCTGCACCATGCCCTCCAGCTTGGTGATCAGCTCCGTCTGGCGCTCTTTATACTTCTTGACGTTGATAGGGATCATTCTCTCATTCTCCTTTTCATCTTGTAGATTTCTACGGTTTTAGAGGCGACGAACATCATGGATTCGTCACTTCCGGTGATGGTGTGGGTCTCTTCTTCAACCTTGCGCTCGGTCTGTCTGGCGTAATCAACGCCCTCATCGCCGACCATTACGTCGACGCGGTACTCCACGAGGATCTCATCCTCACCGCGTGTTTCGATGCTCGTGGCAATGTACGCGGGCGTCTTATCGAGAATGGAGACCTCTCGCAATTCGAGCTCATGGAGCGTGCGGTGGCGCATACCGTTGTCATCCGTGCTCCAGCTATCCTGCTTCTTGACGAAGCCAAAGGACCAGCCGCGCAGCTCCTGCTTCTCGGCCGCCGCAACAACTGCCGGATCTGTGACCGACGGCGCGACCGCGCGCAGACCAATGTTGTCCTCGCGCAGCTCAACGGACTTGTCCTCTGTGGAGCCGAGGATCGTCCTGTGATTGAACCGCAGTTCGATCGGGCCTCCGGCCGCAATGGCTTTGGCAAAAGCGCCCGCCGCGATCTTTTCGATATACGGGCCGCTGCGGTCATGCAGTACGCGCGATTCGCGCTCGACGACATTGACATAGCCGCTTACGCACACGCTCTTTTTTCCTGCTTTGTCAGCTCTGATTTCTACCTGCAAATTGCTTCCCTCCTTTCTCGATACTGGCCCATTCCTTGGTGTTCGGTGTATAGATCATCTTGGTATCGGGATCGTAGATCACGGTATCCAAGCCAAGGCGGATAAATTTAAGCCCCAGCGGATTGCGGCCTTCGTCATAGCGCACCTCATCGAGCTGCAGCCAGCCGTTTCGGACAGCGATCTCGTAGGCCTGATAGCGCGCAAGCATATCCGTTCCATCGAGGGCGTCCATGTCGATCTCAAAGGCAAGCGCGCCCTTCTCGTTCTCCAGCAGGCAGAAACGATTGAGCGCCGTCTGCAGCGCTATCACGACCGGCTTGATCGCGAAGCGCACGGTGTTCTTCAGATCTTCAGCCGACGCGCCGCCCTCAAAGATAGACGGCGCGATGCCGAAGAGGTGATAGATCTCACGAGCGTTGGTGTTTTTGTTCTCGTTGAGCTGACTGTCCACCGCCGTCTGGCCGGCATCTTGAAACTCAATGCCGTCGTTGAGCACGGCGACGGTCTCATCGCTGTCGCTGCTGTAAAGCATCCTCCAGCCCTTCCGAAGCTCATCGACCGCGCTCTGCGTCAGCTTTCTTCCCGAAGCAGCCTTTAGGAAGCCTTTCTTTGCGCCGGTACGCACCATGCGGTTCTCATACTTCAGCGCATTGAGCATCAGCTCCAGCTGCATCGGATTTTCTGTGACGAGACCGGTGCCGGTCGCGCCGTCCTTCGTGTTGCGCAACAGCCGGAAGATCTCATACGCACGGTACTGCCCGCCGCCGATCAGGAAATGCGCTGACTTGAAGATCGGATCGGTGCCGACCTCGATGCCGACCTGGATCGGATCGACATAGAACAGCCCCTCGATCCGGTTTTTGACCCATGCGACGTAGGTGTAGCCATTCCCTGCAAGCAGATAGTCGCGGATTAGCGTGCATTTCCAGGAAAAGGCATCAAGAAGATCTCCCGTCTCCTGATTGAGCAGCCCCAGACGGTAATCGTCGGTCACTTCCGTCGATTTCCCACCTTCCGTGCGGTAAAGCCGGATCGGCAGCGAAGCGATTGTCCCCGCGACAAAATTGACGCTGCCGCTGACCGCCGGAATATTCAAAATGCTCGCTACCGTCACGGCGCTGCCGCCCAGAGCGGCCCGCAGCGAGATGTCCAGATTCTTATCATCGAATGCCTGCTCGCTGCGGATCTCGATTGTTCGGCCGAAAAGCCTCATTTTGTCACCTCGTACTTCATCAAATCACGATCGCGCCCCACTCAAGAGCCTCTCCGAAGAGCGCATTCTGCTGCAGCATGTGGACGGCGTTGATCAGCGCCACCACCATGTCCACCTTTCCCGCCGAGCGCTTTTTGTTCACATACCGGTTGAGGTTGGTATCGAAGGTGCAGCGGGCATTTTCAAAGTTGATCTCCAGCAGATCGTTGGCCTCATAGGCAAATTTACCGTCCGTGATCATCTCCGAGAGCCATTTCGTCGCCGGATGCAGCACGCTGGAGTGCTGCTTCACCTCGCACACCGTATAACCGGCGCTCGCCGGGTGAAATTCGTTTGCTTCACGGCCGTTTTCCCATTTCTGGGCAGAAGAGAGGCAATTCATACGGTCGAAACCGAGCCCCATGACCGTGACGCCGTATTTCGCCTCGATGTTAAGGACGAAATCCTCGACCACGGCGTAGTCGATCGTCCGGTCGCCGCAGGCAATACACTTCATAACGCGGATAAACTGCCGGTAATCGATTTTTTCAGCGCGGCTCTTCTCCTCGATGCGCCCTTCCGGGACGAACGCGACGACATCGGCGAGGATCTTTTCACTTTCCTCGTCATAGGCTGCCATCGCAACGGAGGTGTTGTCATTCGTCATGGACAGGTCGACGCCAAGATAGACCTCGCGGCCGGTCCAGTCGATGTGCTCGACCTTGCAGGCCTGCACATCCGCCACAGGGATATACGTCTCCGTACCGATGCCTTGGTAGATGATATTGCAATGCTTGCAGAGGAAGTTTTCGCGCCGGCCCTCGACCTCGATGGCAGCTTGGCGCTTCTGCTTCAGGTCCTCCATGATCTCCGGTACTTCCAGAGCAAGAGGATTTCCGTGCATCAGGATCAGATCGTCGCTCATCCAGTTCGTCGGATCGTCCGGCTCATAGAGCAGCGCGAAGACCGTCTCGTCGTCAATGATGCTGTCGAGGATCTTTTTGGCATAGCCGATCTCATCCTCAAAGGGATTCTTGGTCTTCGGATACTTCGTGGAGATCACGCAGCCGAGCTTGTTGAGGATCGTCAGCTGACCGGAGCGCATAGCCTCCAGCGCGTATGCATTCGGCAGCGCGCCAACCTCGTCGGCAAGGAACACGCTCGGAAGCTTACCGTCAAGGCGGCTCGTCGAGTAATTAAGCGGAAAATATGTATTTTCCTGCACGTTGCAGACGATAGAATCGCGCAGGATCTTGAACTTGTCTTTGCCCTTCAGCTTCCCCATCAGCGCCGGCGAGCTGCGGATGATCTCTTCGATGGCTGTTTTTACCTCACGGGAAAGCGAACCATCCGGCGCAACGGAATAGAACTTGGAAAACTTCGGCTCTGTGAGAAGCAGAAGGATAAACAGCACCGCCACAAGGAAGGTCTTGCCGTTCTTTCGGCAGATTTCCAAGATGGCCGTCTGATACCGGCGCTTTGCGCGGTTGCTGCGGTACACGGTACAGAGCACCGCCACGATGAACAGCCATTGGAAGCCGGCGAGCGCCTCCGCCACCGTCTGATAGGCTTTCAGGCCCTTCGGCATCACCAACAGCCTCAGCAGGCGCATAATCTGATCGAGCTTATCTTCGTCGATGATGTACTTCCGACTCTTGCCGTTGGCGACCTGGATAAACTCGGCGCATTGCAAGATCACATATTTCGGGGCCTTCACCTCGCCTTTGAGCACCTTCTGCGCATACCGGTAGGCCGGGTGTGCTTTGATCACTTATCGGCGCCCCCGTTCATGGCAGTTGCGAGCGGATCATCGGCGTCGGCTTTTCCCTGCGCCGCCATCAGACCCATCTTGGCCCGCGCCGCGGGAGAAAGGCACAGCTCCGCGCAGCAGCGCAGATAGCTCTTTTCGTAGCGCTCACGGCTGGCCATGAAATTGGCGCTCGCCATCAGCTCCGGCTTGCCGTTGATCATGTCGTCCATGCACTCCTTGCGCTCGATGCTGATGGCGAGGTTCGTGAGCATATAGACGTCGCCGGCGTTGAGGATCTTCGTCGGCTTCAGCAGGGCGAAGACTTCGCGGAAGATCTGCCGCTGCCGGTCGTTGAGATATTCAGGAGGCTCCAGCGTATCCACGGCGTCGCCGCGCAGCTGCTCCTCCGCATCAAGGCGGGCAGCCTTCTCAGCTTTGGTCTGGTGGCCGCTTTTCACGGCCGCACTCTTCGCTTTTGGCATCGCTGTCTCCTCTCTTGGAATTTCGTTGCAGGAAAGTGGTGTGCCCCGAGGACTGCTGTTCGGTCGAGGCGAAGGCCTCCTCGTCAGGTCGGGCCCCACCGGGGGGATGTCACAGCAAGCTCGTGCAGGTAATCGCGCGGTATCTCGCCGTCGTCAGCCATCTTGTGGTGCCAAGGACACGCAGTAATAAGGTTTTCATCATCCAGCCTGCGATCAAAGCACTCGACCAACGGCTCGATGTGATGCACCGACAGCCTCACGCGAACGGCTGAATAAAGCCTGCCGTCATAGCGGCCATATTTGCCGTCGTTGCAGATCCGGCACAGGTGGAAATCACGCTGCAATATCGCAGACTGCTTTGTCTTCCACGCATAGCTCCTGCGGAATTTATCCGCCTGGCTCTGCCTCGGTCGGTCATATCTCGGCTTCTTGGGGCAAACATATCCGACAGGATGCGCCCCGCCGCAATACGGACATGATCTCAGCATCGCTTACTTGGCGTTAAGGGTATAGCGCACATCTCGGTGATACCAGCGCTCGTAATAACGGCGCGTCAGGATTTCCAGTTCCTTTGACTGCCGCCGCATCGTTTGCAGATCCACGATCCGCTCCTTCAGCTCACGAATCTCTACCGGGTCTTTGCTCTCCCTCATTTGAGTCCGAAGCTCGTTGATTCGCTTGCGAAAGATCTCTGCATCATGTCGGTACATAGCCGACATCTGGTATAGCGTCATGGCAGACCGCCCTTTCGTAAAGAAAAGGCCGAGAAGCTCTTCCCCCAGAGAGCTCCTCGGCCACCCACCGCGTCCATCTGTCATTTCGCAGTGAGCCGTGGAGAAAAACCGCTCCCCTATACTCAGCATAACACTGCTTTTGAGCCCGATGTCGCCAGTCTGGTAACACCCTAAAAAATTATTTTCGTCCGATAAGGTTGTCGATGGACGTGTCGAAGAAGTCCGCAAGCACGATAAGGTTTTCTATCGTCGGGAATCTTTCCCCTCGCTCATACCTCGCTATCGCACTTCTGGTCAGGCCGCACAGATCCGCCAGCATCTGCCGTGAGAGGCGGCGCCGTTCTCTCATTGACTGCAATTTTTGCGGAAAGTATCTCTCTGGCGATTGACTGCTCATTTTCGCTCTCCTTCAATCTCGTTACTTCCCGGTTCAGTTCTGTGATAGCCTTCTTTATACGGATCTGGTTGCGGACCCACAACAGCGCGGCAATGATCCATAACGCGGCTGCCGAGTATTGCATCATTTCAAGCATCATTTTGAATGTTTTCCCTTTCCCTCAAAAGTTGCGAATTTGTTTTGCCTCAGAACGGTTTTTTACCGTAGGTATCTATAGCTTAGGTAATAAACGGTGCGCACCGGAATGAAAAAACGCAGTATTCTCAGTCGTTTGAGGTGCGTTGCGGAGTATCTGATTTTTGCCTCTCAAAATAGCCCTAAAATCGGATATGCGCAAGGGCCTAAAATAGTTGCGTTTTTCCTTTCCTGAGAGGCGTCAAAACCCTCTCGCGCCGCTGCCGGTGCGCTCGGATTTTGACGCCCATCTGATGGGTGGGCATAGTAGTCAGACGATGCACAAAAATTTGCCGATTTTTTGCCCCTCAAAGCCTTGATATTACTGGCTTTTACACCCGGCAGGTCATGTGCAGCGCCTCAAGCCGAAAAACAGGCCGTTTTTGGGTACTCGTCTGCCGGGTGTCAGCCGACCGCCTGATACCTTCGGATTCTCGCCTTCAGCGCCGCCAGCAGGCTATCCTGCACGTCAGTCTTTCCCTCCAAAGCCGCCATCACATCGACGTCCATTCCGCCCTGCACAAGCAGGATATGGGAGATCACCGGCTTAGTCTGCCCCTGCCGATAAAGGCGGCAGTTGGATTGCTGGTAAATCTCCAGCGCCCAATTCGGCAGCGTGTACCATATCGCGTGGTGGCCGCCGCGCTGCAGATTGAGGCCGTATCCGCAGCTCATCGGCTGCGCAAGCAGTACATCAACCTGCCCAGCGTTCCACACATTCTCATCTTCGGCGCCGTGATAGACGCGCACGCGCAGTCCGCTTTTGCTCAGCGCCTGCAGAATGCGATCCCGCTCATGCTGGAACCAGTAAAACACCAGCGCGTGCTCACCGTGCAGCTGCTCGATCACTTCCATGAAAGCGTCCATCTTACACCGATGGACATCAAGGACACCGCCCTCGTTGTTGTACAGAGCGCCGCCGCAGAGCTGCAGCAGCTTCCCATTCAGCACCGCCGCGCTGCCGGCTGTGACCGTCTCCTGATCCACCGTCAACAGCATCTCGCGTTCCAGCTTCTCATATGCCTTCTTTGCCGCGCCGTCCAGCACGACCGGCACGATATCCTCGATATAGTCCGGAAGGTCAAGATAATCCTCGGCCTTCATGCTGACGCAGATATCGGAAATAGCATTCTGGATAGCTGTGTCCGCTCCGGTGCGCGGTGAATAGGTCCGGTAGGCCTGTCCGGGATGCGCGTAATCCTGCGTAAAGAACTGCTCACGGTAGCTCGTAATAGTCCGGCCGAGGCGCTGGCCTTCGTCCAGCAGATATATCTGCGCCCACAGATCTTCCAATCCGTTTGGCGCCGGCGTGCCGGTCAGCAGCACCACACGCTTGATGAACCTCAGCACAAGTCTCAGCTTTTTGAAGCGCTGTGACTGCGGATTTTTGAAGCTGCTGCTCTCATCCAGCACGACCATGTCGAAGGGCCAGTTCTGCTGATAGTGGTCAACGAGCCATGGGATGTTCTCTCGGTTGATCACCCAGATATCACCTGGCGTATACAGTGCCTTTGTGCGCTGCTTCTCTGTACCGAGAACGGAGATGATCCGCAGATGCTTCAGGTGATCCCATCGCGCGGCTTCGTTTTGCCACGTTGCCTCTGCGACCTTTTTCGGCGCCACGACCAGCACACGGGAGACCTGCCAACGGTTATACCGAAGGTCGTTGATCGCGGTCAGCGTCTCAACCGTTTTGCCGAGGCCCATATCCTGAAAGAGCCCAAGCCTCGGTTCCGTCACCATTCGCTCGATGCAATACCGCTGGTAGTTATGCGGGGCAAACTGCATAGGCCAGAACCTCCCTCGCAAATTCCTCAACATCTGCCATGCCTTTCAGCACTCGAACGTCGGCCCCTCGGCGGCGCAGTTCCTCACGCTGCCATTTCTGCAGCGCGGACAATCGGCCGATCTCTGTCTTCAGCTCGACAAAGATGCACCGGCCGTCCGCGGTAATCACGATGCGGTCCGGCACGCCAGGATTGCCCGGCGAAACGAACTTGTAGTAAAGGCCGCCCTTTGCCCGGACCATCTTCCCAAGCTTGGCCTCGATCTGGCTCTCCTTCATGCCGATTCCTCCGTTAGCTGCCAATACCAGCGGTCCGTTGCTCCTCGCTTCTTGCTTGAGTCGCTCCGACCGTTTGTCACACGAACGACGCATAGCGCCTTTGCTTCCCTCAACTGAAGGCGTGTGTAGCCTTCTCTCCTCGCGGCCTCACGGATCTCCGATACCTCCTTGGGCCCGTCCTTCAGATAGCCCTGCAGCCATTCACTTGCTTCCATGCCTGCTCCTTTCTTACGCGCGCGCAGCGCGCACACACATGCACATGCATGTGTAACGTAACGCATTTAGGCGGATTAGAGAGGAAATACCCCCTCTAAACTCTCTAATTCAACAAAACTTCTACTCGAAAGTTACAAGGTTACAAAGTTACAAAATGCCCTCAAAGCCTTGATACATAAGGATTTTTTGTGTAACTTTCAGTGTAACCTTTTGTAACTTTCAAAACAGCTTTGTAACCTTTGAAAGTTACACTTTTGTGAACCCTTTTTGTGGTCCATACGGGCCAAATCGCATCGCCTTCTTTTCCTTCTTCCAGCCCGGCGTTCGTGCAATGATCTCGTTGATCTCCTGCGCGTCGCTGTACTTCATCAGCTTCAGATCGCCGCCCAAAGCTTCGCACCAGACCTCCTGCACGCATATACGGTCTCGGCCAACCAGAGAGACCGTTTCACCCACCGTGCTGCCGTTCCAGAATATCATGCGGCGCTGCTGCGGCCATTTTGACCAGTCCGCCGGCACCTGTCGACACAGGAACTCTGCGATCGCGCCTTCGCGCGGTGACACCTCGCGGTGGCTCTCCTGCTCTTCCGCCGCGGCGTCGGCCAGAGCACCGGTCAGATACAGCGGCTCCCCGATACGCCAATACGCAACGGCCTCGGCCCACAGCTGGTCGACCTCTCCGTCGAGCTCGCGGAAGACGCTCTTCTTTGCCGGCTGCACCCCTGCATCGACGGGCCAGAAGCGGCGGCCGCCGGTATAGTCCCGCAGATAGGTCGGGCTATTGGTCGTGCCGAAAAAAACGCAGCGCCGCGGCATCTCTTTGACATGGCGGCCATAAGCTGCACGAAAACGGTCTGCCTGCTGACTCACAAACTGCTTGATGCGGCTCGTGTCACTCGCGCGGAATGCCTGCAGCTCTGCGATCTCGACAAGCCACACTCCCTGCAGCAGCTCTGATGCTTCCTTGCCCTCGAAAGTGCGGATGCTGTCGTTGTACCAACCGCGGGACAGCTTAAAGAGCAGTGTGCTCTTTCCGATGCCCTGCGGCCCGCCAATAATAAGCATCTGGTCATACTTCGAGCCGGGCGTCATAGCGCGTGCCACAGCGGCCGTGAATGCCTTGCGCGTGACAGCACGGATATAGGGTGTATCCTCCGCGCCGAGATAGTCGATGAGCATCGTCTCAAGGCGCGGCGTACCGTCCCATTGCAGCCCGCCGAGGTAGCTCACAACGTCGTTGAAGGCGTGCCGCGTTGAGTGCAATGAGAGGGCGCTGTCTATCTTCCCGTTGCCTGTGATGCCATAGAATCGCTCCATATACCAGTACAGGCCGGCGTTGTCGTTGTCGCTCCACGGTCGGCGTGAAGTCTCCCTATCCCACGGCAGAGGACCGAGCACCTCGCCGCGGCCGGCAAACTGATTCAGAGCGAACTTGTCCTTCAGCTGCGGGTCATTTTCGAGGATCAGCCATATATTATCGATCGTGGGGAGCGGCAGGCCTGTCTTCGAGTGCGTAGTCAGGCGTGTCTGCCACTCCACGTCCGCGCTGTTTGCTGCGGTACCGCCGAAAGCCTCGGCGATCTGTGCCGCCTTCTCACGGGCCATCGTAGACTTGACACCGGCGTCATCGGCAGCGAGCCGCTGCATAGCCTCGTAGGATGGCAGCCGGTTGGTCGGCGTGCCCGGCAGCGCCTCGTCATCGAGGTCGCTGAACTTGTGCAGACGCACGAGGTCAAAGGCGTTGACGAGCTTGCCGCTGCAGGGGTCCGTCGCATGGTGCGAGAACAGATACTTGCCGTCATCGTAGATCAGAGCGCCACCGGTCGTAGAGCCGCCGGTAAAGGTGAGACGGTCGTCCATGCCGTCTACGGCATCATAGACACCGGGCAGGAACACCTCCAGCGCACGGCGCACATCATAGGTGCGGCAGAATGCGCCCACGATACCGGACTTGGTCTCCGGATCCTCCTGCTTTGCTGCGAGGCGCTGCGGGGTCTTCGCTGCACCCGGCACCTGCGGCCAGCTCGTCATGTCGTGCCAGTCGGTGTAGAGCGCAAGCATACCGTCGGCAGAGAGCAGCGGCAGATCTCCGTATGTATAGACGTATTCGCTGTCGGCGCAGCAGCTTGGGTAGTACATCAAGCGCGAAGCCTCGAAGGTGGATGGATCAGCGGCGTCGATGCAGATCATCTCTGCCACCTTGCGGGCGATCGCCTCGTACTCGTCCGCTGCTACGGTGCGATCCAGCGGCAGCAACACACGAAGGCGCGGCGCAGCCGAAGAGTGCTTGCGTGTAGAATACACGCAGTAGTTGCATCCGAGGGAGCCGATACGCTGAAGGAGCGCGGGGGCGCCGCCGGGCGCGACGTGGTCGAGGTCCAGCGTGATAAGGTCGCGCCCCAACACAGCACTGGCCTTGCGGCGTCCTCCAGCAAGTTGGCCGCCTACAAAGCCACCGACATCCTTCAGATCGTCCTGCTGCGCCTTCGGCATCGCTATGTAGGCCGCGAGCGATTCCGTACTCCGCTGCGGATGGGCGAGCTTAGCGTACAGCTCCGAAATCATAATCGTCTGCGACGCCCAGTTGACCGCTCTGCGGCTCGTGCCGCAGGAGATCGTAATTCTTCTATCGTAGATCATGCTTGCTCCCTCTCAGGTGGTGTTAATTCTCGCTTTCGTCCAAGATTATCAAGTCTTTCCCCACATACTCACACCAGTGCATTTCAAGCCGTGCGCCGGGGCTTTCCGCCCAGTCCGGCAAAAAAGCCGCCATGTCCGCACTATCCAGCATGGCGAAGCACATGCGCATATAGTCCGCTTTTTCCATGCCCTCCGGCAGCACCGCAGGTGAAACGACCGTCGCGCCGGCCGGCACCTCCAGCTTCTTCGCCCACTTCGCAAATTTCTCTTTGTAATGTGGGTCCCCAGCGATCTTTCCAGCAAGATAGACCTTCATGGTTTTGCCCCCTTCCTCGCCGCATCGATGGCGGCCTGTATCTCATGTTCATAAAGGTACTCGATATGGATACCAGACACAGCCTCGGCCCTCTGGCGTAGCTTCTCATAGGCGACAATATCATCGTCGGCCTCGAGAGCGGTAAGCCAATCGTGGTTCTTCTGCAGCACCTCGAAATACCGCTGGATGCGCTTCGGGCCAAGGCCAAATGCTTCCGCCATCGAGATGACTGAGAGCCACAGGGCGCGCTGGGTACGGATATCGGCGTCCACCTTCACGGTGGCGTCACGCGCAGCCTTCTCGACCGCCTCATGAGCCTCGCGCTGCTGTGCCAGTACGTCCGCATAGCTTTGGTGCGGTGCTTTCTGCCGCTTCATAAAGCGGCGCTGTTGACGGTTCATACTCCTTGCAGCCCCCTCATCAAAAGCCCCATGGTCTCTGGATCGAGATCCGCAAACTCATCACCATCGATGCCAACAATGAGAATCGGACCGACGAAATCGACACCAAGGAAACGGCAGTTATATGGCAGCCCCCTCAGGCGGCCCTCCTCGTTGCAGATGACGGTGGCGTTTGTGGCAAATGTGCAAGACTCTATATAGCCGCCAACGCTTGCCTGTAGTTCCTCAAGAGTATTGGGTATATCGCGAATCTCCGGCTTGCCGCCGGGTGCTTTGTAGATTACTCGCATTTTATTGCACCTCACTTTTTCCGTTTACGCGACTTCACGAACGCCTTGCCGCAGGTCTGGTACTGGTTGATTCCTGGCCTGTATTCCACGGCTACCGGCGCACCGCAGACCACGCAGGTAAGATCAAAGCCCCATTCGGTCACATTGGTCATATACCGCGATCTCTTCCCACATTCACAGTTGGCATACACCAGCGTCATGTTGTTCGTGAGGTCTGTATCCGTCCCGCAGTCGTAGCAGTGGTACACGCTCATTGGCTTCTTCGCGCAGAAGGTCTTGGTAGCGCCGCAGCCGGAACATTTGAGATGCAGAAAGCCGCCGTACTCCACCTGCTCCGGTTCGCGCTGAGGCGAAGGCTCCGGCTCTGGTGCTGGTATTGCCTCCGCCGAATGGATCTTGACCGGCTCGGCCGCGGTTTTCACTTCAGACTGCTCCGGAATCTTCAGCTCGCTCACGAAGTCATGGATACGCCTGCGGAGTTCTTCTGCACACGGGCGACAAAGATCGAAGCCCTCGTAGCTCTCAAGCACATCCGGAGCGATCTCCGTGCTGCAGCGGTCACAATAGGTCATTTCAACCGTCTTTTTCATGATGTTATTCTCCTTAACGGGCGTTCTCGCGGTACCAGCGCCGCGCCGCCTGGTTTCTTCTTGCTTTTCTGCAGGGCATACAGAAACGATTTTCTGCGCATTCATAGAAGGTTGCGCCGCAGCGGGCGCAATACTGGGGCTTGATGCGTCTGAATTCTGTACAGCTGTCGCAGTCCGTGCAGCCTGCGGTGCAGCCGTTGATCGCGTTCCAGTTTGTGCACATGAAGCGCTGCCAGTATGGATCGTAGCCGAGGTCGTTGATACGTTTCCGAAGCAGAGCATCTAATATCGAAAGATTCCTGCGTACTTCGGTCCGTGTTCTTGACAGACTGAATCCCTGCCTCACAGTCGGCTCTGGAGCTCCAAATCCCCACGGCCCGTCCTGCATCATGGCGCGGACTTTATCAGCATCTTCAGTCAAATAGGTGAAGTAGACTTTCCCGCGAACTGCTTTTTCAGATCTGCCTACAGCTCTGCCAATAAGTGGGTAGCTATCCCCGTGTCGGATACCTTCAGCAATAGCCTGATAATCCGCATCGGACCACGTGCTTTCCTTGCTGTGGTTGTCCGCTCGTACCGGCCGCTCTTTCAGGCCGAGATCCCGGCACCGGCGAGCGATTGCCCCCTCTGAGCGGTTGAGGATCTCAGCGAGCTCAGCATAGCCGTATTTGTGCTGCTGCAGGAGTCTCTTTAAGCGATCGTCCTCTGCTGACGTCCACGGGTCCTTACGCTGCAGCGAGAAGGCCCGATAGTCCTTGCGACGCTGATCGGCAACCCATGCAGGCTCTTTGCCGAGAGCCAGCGGCTCCATTTTTGAGAAGTCGATGAAGCTGCGGTGCTGCTCCGCCCACGTCCAAAACTCTTCGAGATAGACCACGCGCCAGACGCACTTATTGACGCGCTTGGTATGTATGGGAAGGCCTCGGTTTTTTACCCAACTCTGCATCTTATAGCTGTACGTCTTGGCTCCGTTAGTCAGCGCCAGAAGCACCTGATTGAGAGTCACATAATCGCCCGCTTCAAGTAGTGCGCCGAGCCCAAGTCTCTGTGCTCTAACGACAATCGCATATTTTGTGCGGTTCAGGTTCTTTGCGATATCTGGAACCGATACAGCCCCCCACTTTTCCTGCAGGTATTCGGTCTCTTCTTGCGTCCACGGTCTCTGCTTGGAGCAATGGAGTTCCTTGCGCCTGGCGCTGGTAGCGGTTTCAGATCGATTAAGCGCTGCAGCCATTTCAGCGTCATTCTGACACTTCCAATGGTTGCGGATATAACAATCTTCCTCTGTTGTCCAGTCTCGGCACTTCTCCATAACTCAATCCTTCTTGTAATAGCCGCCTACCCAGCCATCTGCATTGAGCGGTAGGCCGTGGGCCCAAGGGATCGGCTGCGACATGATCCGCACGACGCCAGCAAGCAGCTCGGCATGATTGCCGGTATCCGGTGCTTCAATAATGACCTCATCGTGCACATCGAAGACAATGTGATAGCCGGCAGCTTCCAGGTTTTCCATAGCGAAGAAAAGGCAGTCGCGGGCAACCGCCTGCGTGATGTTCTCGACGAGCTTACCGCCGTAGGTCTCTACAGTCGCCCACTTCTTTGTAGTCTGGTTCATTCCGTGGTAGCACAGCGATTCCGAGCCGAAGCGATTAGAGCCGATATGCGGCTGCGCATAGTAGAGCTTCCGTCCCGCGGGCAGCAGTACAGTCATAAAATCAAGCCCATTGACGATGTCGAGCTCGCGGCTGATCGTGACCGGCCCGACCTGCGTCGTTGCTCCGGTTGCGACCGCAGCCTGCGCAGCTTGTTCGATCTCATACCAGAATTGCACGATAGCGGGATTGGCTCTGCGCCACCGCTTGACGATGTCTGGCAGCTCCTCCTCGGTCAGGCCGCTGCGAAGTGCGCCCATGTTGATCAGCGCGCCGGGGCCGCCCTGATAACCGAGCGCCAGAGTGGCCACTTTACCCTTCGCGCGGTAGGCGTACTCGGGGTTGCCTTTCTTGATGCGGTCCATCGGGATACCGAACATCTGCGACGCCGTAGCCTCGTAGATCTTGCCGTGTGTTCGAAAGACATCCAACACCCAGCTCTCCTGTGCGAGCCACGCGATCACTCGGGCTTCGATCGCGCTGAAGTCGGCGTCAATGAACACCTTCCCCTCGCCGGCGACAAGGCTCGTGCGGATCAGCGCCGCAAGCGTGACCGGTACGCTTCCGTAGACCACACGCAAGGCGTCGAGCTGATGCGCTTTGACGAGCTCACGGGCAAGGCCCTCCGGTGAGACTGTATCATGCGGAAGGTTCTGCACCTGCACAAGGCGCCCAGCTTCGCGTCCAGTACGGTTGGCTCCATAAAAGGCCAACAGGCCGCGCACACGGCCATCTGCGCACACGCAGGTCTCGATGGCGTCATATTTCTTGGTAGAAGTCTTGCCGAGTTCCTGACGGATCTGAAGCATCCTTGTGGCTGCCTCGCTGGATACCCCGCGGTCAAGAAGATCCTTGACAGTATCCTTGCGCAGGTCGCCCAGCTCTTCGCCGGTCTCGCGCTGCAGCCATTCGGTCAGCTGTGCAACACTATTCGGATTATCGAGGCCGGATATCTGTGTCGCCTCCGCGATGGCCTCATCACGGGCCTGCTGTCCGCACCACAACGCACCATCTACCAACGGAAGATCCACAGCGACGCCGCGCAGATTGATAAGCTGGTCGAGCTCCCACTGCTTCTGCACCGCATCCGGAACTGGGAAAGAAGCGAACCGTCGGGCGACCTCCATTTCTGTAACCACATCCTGGCGGTTGTAGTCGATGAACAGCTCCCACTTCGCTGGATCGTGCTGCGGCAGGTTTCTCGTCCGGCCGCCATTGGCTTTGGTCGGCTTACAGGGCGTACAGAAATACTTGATCAACGCTTTGCCGGTTGTGAGCTTCTGCTTGTCTGTGGGCAGGCCGAGCGCTTTGCCGACGGTGTCCAGTCCGGCGGGGTATCCGCAGTATTGCCCCTGCAGCATCGTGCACCGCCATTGTGGAAGCCAGGATGCCGTCCATTGGTCATCCGCCTTAAAGTGCCGACTGATGCAGTACCATTCAAAGGCAGCGTTATAGGCGTGCTTCTGTACATTTGGATCGAGCAGCATCTGCACGAGCTGATAATCAAGCGCAGCGCCCGGCTGCGTCATGTCGATCACGATTGGTGGCTCCCCGTCGAGGGAATAACCGAAGAGCAGGATCTTGAAGTCAGGGTGCTGCGCGTATTTGTACAGTCCGGTCTTTGCGATCGGCTCCGGACTGTAAGTCTCAATATCAATAGAAAGATGATGCATGGCGTCCTCCTTGATGGAGGGGGCCAAATGGCCCCCTCAAATCAGACACCCATGACGGGCATGCCGGTCGGCATGGGCTGTCCGGTGATGGGATCAACGGGGTGCTGCTGCGGTGCGAGATAGCCGGGGGCAGCTGTCTGAGGCGGGTAGCCAGGATATACCGGGGCTGCCTGCTGCGGATACGCGGGAGCTGCAGGCGCCGTTTGAGGTGCATAGCCAGAATAAGCAGGCGCTGCCTGCTGCGGATACGTTGGAGCGGCAGGGGCAACGGCGCCAAATGCCTCAGCAGCGCTGATTGAGTTGCCAAGAGGCTCACCGTCGCGAGTCTTCTGGAAACCGTTCAGGCCACAGCCAATCCCCTTCTTGCCGCTGTTCTCGTAGGCGAAGAAAGAGACACTAATGTTGCCGTACACGCCGGAGTAGATCTCCGACTGCTGGATGATCGGCTGCACGTTGCCGTCCACAACGAACGGTACGCGCTCAGACTTGCAGCTTGCGGTGAACACCCAGCAGCCCTTGCATTCCTCGCCGAAGGGGGAACCGTCACTCGGACGGGCGCCATCGCCGTCATGAACACAAATCGCAGGAACAGGGGGGCGAACGCCCTTCCAGCACTTGCCTACACCTTCTTCAATCGCGGCGTTGATCGCTGCGTCAATGGCCGCCTTTGCCTGAAGATTGCTTTTTGGAACGAGAATGGTCGTGGAGAACTTCGGTTCTCCCGCGGGGTTATTAAAGGGCGGCTTGGGGACAAAAAGATTGCAGTAGCTAAGGCGGACTTCGCCGATAGTGATGGTCTTGTTATTCATAATGATGCCTTCCTTTCAAAATAGTCTGCGGTCATCGTGATAAAGATGGCCAACAACGCTTGGTACTTGTCGTGCATAGCTTTCGCCTGCTTGACATCGGATTTCAGCTTGCGGTTATGCTCTAAGATTTCGCGATATTTCTTCTTGCGCATCTCCGATCTGGGAACGAGTTTCCACTCGTTGACGTAGATCCGAGATGCCTCGTCCCATTTCGCCTTTCGGCGTGATATTTCTTCCTGCAGATATCCGCCGAGAGTATCGACGTCCTCACGCATTGAGTTGCGAGAGTCCGCAAGCATTCGGACGATGCGGCGGAAGCTGCTCCGCGGCAAGGTGTGTATCGTGCTCAGATTGATGTCGGCTGCGTAGTCGTCGATGCGGATACGGATAAAATCACGTTCCATCCGATACCACCCCGAAAGCGATCTGTGCGGCGTTGTATGGCGGGCGCTTATCCGACGCCTCGACCAATGTAGGCTTGCCCGGCGCTTTACGAACGTGGTCACCCGCGAGCTGGGCAAAGCTCGCCTTGCCGATCGCCTTTTCGAGACCGGCGACCGTAGCAGGCTTTCGCTCCCACAGCAGCGCTTCGGCGATACCGCGGGCTTGCAGGTCGCGGAACGCAGCATCGAGGTCGTCCCACTCACGGGAGCCGCGCCCCTCGACAGCCTTAAAGCCGGTGATCTCTCTGCCATCGAGACAGGCCTGCAGCGCGTAGTCCTTGAGGCCACTATACCAGGCGAGAAGGTCAGCGCCGCGGCGGAGGATATCGCCGATCTCTGCGTCCGTCAGAAGGCGGGTGTCGCCGGCAACGACCTGTTCCCCATTCGCCGGCTGCGCAAAGCCGAAAGCTTCCAGCGCGAGGTTTTTCTCAGCACGGGCTCGGCAGGTATGCTCCACGGGGCAGAACCGGCACCATTCGCCGGGGCAGGGTGCGCCGGGGTCTGCCGACGTCGCGCGTGCTGCAGCAGGTATCACTACCTCACGCCCCCACGCTTCCAGCTCTGCGCGGCCGATCTCAAGGTCTGAAACACTCTTGAGCGCCGGTTGCACGATGGTCATGCGAACAGTTCGGATCATATCTCCGTACACCGGGGCGTAGAGCTGAAGCGCACCGAGCGCATATAGCTGCATCTGCGGATTGTGGTCTGCGTCGACCGGAACACCGGAGCCGTTCTTATAGTCGGTGATCCACAATGTGTCTCCGCCGATCTGGATGCAGTCGGCTGTACCAGTGGCTGGTGAGCCGTCCGGCTTCAGCTCGCTGGTGTAAGCTCCGATGGGTACCGCCGTCTCTAGTGCGATGAACGGAGGAGCCGCGAAGGACATCGCGTGTTGCTCCAGCACCTCAACATAGAGATCTGTGTAGCCCTCCATCTCGGAAGCGTAGAACTCGCCTGCCTGGATCTTTTTGAGCTGCGAGGTATAAGTACGCTTATTCATGGGCGTGAAGCGCTTGCGGGCTTTGAGCTCTGCGAGCTCATGCGCCGTGCGTCCGGCTTCGGCGTACTTGCTGGTGGTCTTCTCTACCCCCGCGCCCAGAGACACGGACGCGGGGCAGTTGATCCAACGCTTTGCGGCCGAAGGGCCGAGCGTGGCATGATATTCGGCGGGCGGCATCAGATGTTACCTCCAAGACCGCGGAGTGCAAGGGCGAACGGCCCATACTGCTCGGGTGGAAGCTGTGTTACTGCCTGCACGCCATACTGCGCCAGAAGCGCAAGAAGCTGAGGCATCTTGCCAGCCTGCACGAGATCGGCGCCAACCTTTGCGAGTTGCTCCGACGTATAGCTTGGCGCAGCGGTGGGCGCAGGGGTCGCAACCGGGGCGGCAGGAGCGGAGACAGGGTCGGTCGGCACAGGCATTGTGGGGGCAGAGACAGGCGCGGGCGTTGTGACGGGAGCAGAGGCAGGCGTTACAGGAACAACAGGGGCGGCGGGAGGCGGGGTGAGAGCAGTAGGTGCTGCGGGGGCAGCAGGTACGCCCGGCGCAGCGCAGCGACCGCGGATGGCGTCGGCGAGCTCGGCGAGCTCAGGGCAGTTGACAGTGACTTTGATTTCAAGCATCTTGGGGGTCCTCCTTTTCGGCATTTTGACAGTCACAGGTTTCACATGGGTCGAGATGAGCCCCGCAGTCGGGGCAGGTGCGGTAGTAGGGCATAAAAGCCTCCTTTTCTCCGCCCTCTGCCGGACGCCGCAGCGGAGAGGGTCACACTGCGGAATCCGGCCGTGAAGGAGACTATTCGAGCGCGCCGGGAACGCGCCCGGCAGAAGGCGGAAGCGGTTTATTCATGTGCCACAGATATTCCGCGGCGGATCAGCTCTCATCGGGGCCGACGATATCAATGAAGTCCTCGGCCTGAACGATGATCTCAGACACGATCTGGCAGATAGACAGATCTGTCTTTTCTCGCAGACTCCGAACGACCTTCTCGGCCTGCGGCGTCAGCCGGACCATTCCAATGCACTTATCGGAATACTTCCTGCTTTTCAGCACTATGGATCTTTTGCTCATGACACGTCTCCTCCCTTTGCGAATCTGCCGAGGGCGCTCATGTCAATGGTGATACCGTTCTCCTTCGCCATCAGATCCTCAATAGCCGGGCCCGCGGCGGAACAGACCGCGCACAGCACAGGAAGCGGGGTCTTGGTCGCTTTGGCAACGCTGACGCTGAGCATAGTCCAAAGCATCCTTATGTCGTCTTTGTGCCCGGTCAGCAGTACACTGAGGCTGCCATTTGCATCGCGCTCGATTGAAACTTTGCAATCCTTATTCATTGCCGCCTCCTTCCTGGACAAGAAAGACATAGGCCGTCCGGACGCCGTACTCGCGCGCGGTCTGATGATCCGCGAAGAACACGTCCAGGCGCTGGGCTTTGATGGCGCCGCCGCAGTCCTCAGCGACGTACCGGGCACGGCTGCCATCAGGATAAATGACCTCGATGGTCGTGCCGTAGGGAATGACGTTCGGATCGACCGCAACGGTGCGGCCTTCGGTGGCCACCGTGCCGGTGGCCGTGATGCCGTCGTTCTTGCCGCAGCAGGCCGAGCACGGGCAATAGGCCGTCAGCTCAAACAGCCCGAGCGGCTCAGCGGTAAGATCCGCGCAGCCGGAAGCGGGCACATCCTCGCCGGGCAGCTTGTCCTCCACGGCCGGCGGTGCAGCGGGCGGTGTATCCGGCACGACCGGCTCATCCAACGCGGCCACGGTGGTCAGCAACAGAATGACGATGACCAGACCGATGGTGGCGCAGATGGTGTCACGGGTGTTTTGGCTCATGCGGTAGCACCTCGCTTTCGGTTTGGATCTGGGAAATATAGATGAAGTTCATCCGGCTTAGCCCGGCAAACTTCTAATGTCCGATACATTTCGCGGATATCCCATGCTATTTTGCCGGACATCCGCAGGCTTATGGCCGTCGGCGACAGGCCCAGCGCATAAGCCAGGTCGCTCTGCGACAGGCCAAGCTCGCGTAGTCTGGAAGCCAAGCGGCCGTAAAGAGGAATTCTCATAGCTACGGCTCCTTCTTCTCCGGTGCCGCAGCGTCAATGGCTCGCCTTACAATCTCCAGAACAATGCGGCATTCTTCATAGCTGATTGCGGTATCGGCTTTTGTGAGGATATCGAAGATCCTTGAAGCCGCTTTCATCAGATTCGCCATACGAACGGGGCGTATGTAGTAGCCGCGCTCAGCGACGATCTTCTCCTGCTCAGCGAGCAGTTTTTCGGTAGGTGTCATGATGATCTCCTTTCGTGGTTGTTAGGGGATATTGCCCTCCTCTCCGCGCCGTGATAGAATGGAGGCTGGGAAGGAGGTGTAAAAATGAATTGGTGCATACACATTTGTCAAAACGGGCATGTTGAAAGAGAAACACATTGGATTGATGGTGATGAATTTTGTGAAAAATGCGGCTCGAAAATGATTGATAGGTGTCCTTCATGCAATCATCCCATTATGGAATGGGATTGGGGCGGCCGTGTCGTTTTGGGCATACCGTCATACGAGCGCGCGTCTTACTGCAAACATTGCGGGAAACCGTATCCTTGGACAGAAACCGCTCTTGAGACGGCAACCGAGTTGATTGAAGAAGAGGAAACACTGGATCCGGTGCAGCGCGACAAGCTGGTGTCTTCGTTGCCGGACCTCATTGCGGAAACGCCAAAAACGCAAGTTGCTGTCGTTCGTGTGAAGAAGTTTCTCGCATCTGCAGGAAAATTCACCGCCGATGCTATCCGGCAATTTGTCATTGATTTTGGCTGTGAACTGGCAAAGCAGCAGTTAGGAATTTGATCCCTCTTTTCCCTTTTGAAAGAGCCTATAGCTCGGACACTCACTCTGCCCGCAGTTATATGGCTCTTTTTTTACCCAGCAGTCGCAAATCTCACGCAGCTTGGTTCCACAAGCTCTGCAAAAATTTGCGGCTTCGCTGTTTCTATTTCCACACTTTTTGCAATGTACTGTTCTCTGCTTATCCATACTCTCCCTCCTTTCTGTTGAGCACTATTAGTGCTCATTTAGGGTAAAAAAAACTTCCTGCACAGTTTTGCCAAAATACTGCGCAATCTGGATTTTTACTTCATCTCTTGGAATTCTTTCTCCGCGTTCATACATCGCCCACGAAGATTTAGTGATACCAACTGCTTTCGCAATTTCCTCTTGCGTTTTCTCTCCGCGCAGATCTCTAAGGATTTTTCCAAAGTCCATTTTATCACGTCCTTTCTCGTGCACTATCCGTGCTTAATTCTGATTCTACTCTGAAGCCGCCATGATGTCAACATTTTACAAGCACAAAAAGTGCACAAAATGTGTAGGCACAATTTGTGCACTTTTTTCTGTTGCCAAAGTGCACATTCCGTGTATAATATTTTCAATGAACTTTCAGGGGGAAAACAACATGACGATGTTTGCACAGCGCCTAAAACTTCTCCGTAAGGAGGCAAGTCTTTCGCAGCAGGAACTCGCTAATCAGCTCAAGTGCGTTTCAAAAAGTAGCATCAATATGTACGAGCGAGGAGAGCGTGAACCCGGATTAGAGACCACAGAAGCCATTGCCGACTATTTTAATGTTGATATCGACTATCTATATGGACGAACTAACATAAAAAATAAGTATGCCGATCTTATGGCTGCCATCGTCGAAGAAAACAAAACCGGCCGTCCCGCCGCTCTGGACGAGATCCGTCGCCTCTTCGGCACGGAGCACTCCACGCTGAGCACCTATATCTGCGATGATAATAAAAAGCTCTCTGTGCTGTACTACAAAGCGGTGGACCGCTATGTCGCTCCCCCCCTGACAGCGATCATCCGCTCCGTCGATTGCCTTGACGCCCGACAGGCCGAGCAGATCATGCTTGTCGTACACGCCTATCTGAAGGCGGAGCAGCCGATCCGCGATATCGTAGATACTGCCCTTCGCCCCTACATGCAAGAGGACGCGGATTTTTGCGTGTTCAGCCACAATGCCGGATAATCTATGTAGACTTTCGGAAATAAAAAGCCGCCCCCGGTGTTACCAGCACCGAGGACGGCAATGCGCAAACATATCCCCTAACAACCACGAAAGAAGAAATAGCCGCAATCATAAAAGATACAGGCCTATCCGCGCCCTTTCATTTTACCACGAGAGGGCGCGGTTGGCAAGATGAAAGGAGTTTTTTATGGCAGAAAGAAAAAGCGAGGCGGCGTGGATCGAAAGCCGCAGCCGCTGGCAGATCAACGTGCAGGCCGAGGGTGTGCGCAAAACCTTTACCAGCTCCATGCCGGGGCGGCGCGGGAAGGCAGATGCCGAGCGAAAGGCGGAAAGATGGCTGGACGATCACACATCTGCGGAGCGAACGCGCGTCGATGCTCTCCTGACACAGTATGTTGATTATCTGAAAGAGACCAAAAGCAAGACGCACTCCTCCCAGTACGAGGGATTCGTGCGTCTCTACATTCGCCCTGTCATCGGTATGATCCGCATGAACAAACTCACAGAGGGCGACCTTCAAGCCGTGATCGACATGGCCTATTCCCAAAATCATCTTTCCGATAAGACCCTCCGTGATGTGCGCGGCTGCCTGACGAATTGGTTAAAGTGGTGCCGAATGCGGAAGAAGACCACGATGCACCCGGAGGGCATCACCATTCCGGCCGGAGCCAAAAAGCCGGAAAAGAAGATTGTGCAGCCGGAAGATCTGAAAAAGCTATTTTTCTCGAACATGACGGTCTGGCGGAACAAGCCGGACGAGGACTGGTATATCCACGCCTACCGCTTCGCTGTCCTTACCGGTCTTCGCCCAGGGGAGCTTCGCGGCCTCGAGGATCGAACTGACATCACCGATCTGAAGGTGGTGATCCGCCGCTCTGTCAATGTCCACAACGAGGTCACCCAGGGGAAGAACAATAACGCTCGCCGCACATTTGCTCTGGAGGAATACGCGCTGGGGGAGATCAAAGCGCAGCGTGCTATGCTGCACGCCGTAGGGATCGTGTCGCCATACCTTTTCCCTGAACCGGACGGTGGGCAGCTGAACTATAAGAATTTCTATCGTGCGTGGAAGCGATACTGCGGGGCGAACAATATCCCTCCAACGTCACTCTACGAGCTGCGGCATACCTACGTCTCGATCAATAAAGAAATGCCCATCGGTCTGAAGAAAATGGTGGTCGGCCACAGCAGGGACATGGACACGGAAGGCGTGTACGGTCATCAGCTTGCCGGCGATATGGAAAAGGCTGCGAGCTATACGCACGCCGCCTTTGAGAGCATCATCAAGAAGCAGGCATAGCCGATTTTTTTCTCTCAAATAAATTTCAAGTGTGTACTTTTATGTGTACTTGAAAAAATAAAAAGCCTTGAAACCATTGAGTTTCAAGGCTTTTCGTTGGTGCGGACTACTGGACTCGAACCAGTGACCTCATGCGTGTGAAGCATGCGCTCTAACCAGCTGAGCTAAGCCCGCAAATGGTGACCCGTACGGGATTCGAACCCATGTTACAGCCGTGAAAGGGCCGTGTCTTAACCACTTGACCAACGGGCCATATAACACACGGGATGCTTTCGCATCCCGTGCTTTTGGTAGCGGCACCTGGATTCGAACCGGGGACACTTCGGGTATGAACCGAATGCTCTGGCCAACTGAGCTATGCCGCCATATTCTGCCCGACAGGACAAGGGACAGTATAACAGGGAGAAGGTCCGTTTGTCAATAGCTTTCTCGTAAAAAATCAAAAAATGCGGCACAGCGCGCCTTATATTTTCTCTTTACCTTTCCGCGCATCTTTGCTATAATATTAGATTGAATTAGTATCCGCGGCACTTTTGCCGTACAGATCGGAGGTCACTGCATGAAATACGAACGCTGGCTCATTCCGGAAACGGATGATGCCGCGGTCGAAGCGCTGATGGACGCAGGCTATCCCTATCTGGTATCGACCGTACTGGCCTCGCGCGGCGTCGTCACGCCCGAGCAGGCCGCCGCGCATCTCGACCGCGAACGCTCGCTGGTCTACTCCCCCTTCCTCATGCGCGATATGGACAAGGCCGTGGCGCGCATCGACCGCGCGCTTGCCGGCGGCGAGACCATCGCCGTGTTCGGCGATTACGACGTGGACGGCATCACCTCCACCTGCCTTCTGACCGATTATCTCCGCTCCCGCGGGGCGGCGGTGCTCATGCACATCCCCCGCCGCATCGAGGAGGGTTACGGCCTCGGCTGCGATGCGATCCGCGCGCTTGCCGAGCAGGGCGTCACGCTCATCGTCACCGTGGACTGCGGCATCACCGGCGTGGAGGAGACCGCCTTTGCCGCCACCCTCGGCGTCGACCTCGTCATCACCGATCACCACGAATGTAAGGACGAGCTGCCCGCCGCCTGCGCCGTGGTCGACCCCCACCGCCCGGACTGCGGCTTTCCGTTCAAGCATCTTGCCGGCGTCGGCGTCGCGCTCGAGCTGGTCCTCGCCCTCGGCGGCGCCGAGCGCGAAAACGCGCTCTTCTCCCGCTACTGCACCCTTGCCGCCATCGGCACCATTGCCGACGTCATGCGCATGGAGGGCGAGAACCGCACCATCGTCCAATGCGGTCTTGAGGGCATCGACCGCAGCGACTTCACGGGCCTTCACGCGCTGCTGCGCGAGGCCGGCCTGACCGGACGTCCGGTCTCCTCCGTGCAGATCGGCTTCGTCCTCGCCCCCCGCATCAACGCCGCCGGACGCATGGGCCGCGCGGAGCTGGCCGCCGAGCTCCTGCTCACGCAGGACCCCGCCAAGGCCGAGCGGCTCGCCCGCGAGCTGTGCGACCTCAACCGCGAGCGCCAGAGCGTCGAGCAGGATATCTTCCGCTGCGCCATCGAGCAGATGGACACCCTCGCCCCCACCGAGCGCAACGCACTCGTGCTCTCGAGCGAGGAATGGCATCAGGGCGTGGTCGGTATCGTCGCCTCGCGTCTTTCCGAAAAATTCTCCTGCCCCAGCTTTATGATCCACCTCGCCGGCGGCATGGGCAAGGGCTCCTGCCGCAGCTATGGCGGCTTCAACCTCTTTGCCGCGCTCGAGGCGTGCAGCGACCTGCTCGTCGGCTTCGGCGGGCACGAGCTCGCCGCGGGCTTCACCATCAAGGAGGAGAATATCCCCGCCTTCCGCAAGCGCATCAATCAATACGTCCGCACCCACTGCGGCGACTCGGCCCCCGTCTCCTCGCTGGAGATCGACGCCGCCCTCACCTGCCCGAGCCTCATCACGCTTCAGGAGGTCGAGGAGCTTTCCCGTCTCGAGCCCTACGGCGCGGGCAACAACCGCCCTGTTTTCTGCCTGCGCGGCGCGCGGCTGGAGTCCATGCAGAGCGTAGGACAAAATAAGCATCTCAAGCTCCGGCTCCAGAAGGGCCACACGAGCTTCGACGGCATCTTCTTCTCCGTCACCCCCGCGGAATGCGGCTTGACCGTCGGCGAGCGCGTGGACGCCGCCTTCTACCTTCAGGTCAATGAGTTCCGCGGCAGCCGCTCCCTGCAGCTCCAGCTCGTCGATCTGCGCAGCGCGCACGACCCCGGCGCCCGCGAGGCCGAGCAGCTTGAGCTGTGCCGCACGCTGATCCGCGGCGGCGGCGTGAGTGCGAAGGACGCCGCGAAGCTCCTGCCCTCGCGCGAGCAGTTCGTGCGCGTCTGGCGTGCGCTCGAGCGCGAGGTGGACAGAACACTCACCTCTCCGGAGCTGCCCTTCCTGCGGCGACTCTCCGCCGAGGCCCTCGGCGCGGAGAGCTTTCCGCGCACGGTCATGTGTCTCGCGGTCTTTGCCGAGCGCGGGCTCGTGACCGTCGAGCGCCACGACAAATACATCACGCTCCGTCTCACCGGCGGCAAGCGTGTGGATCTTGATGCCAGCCCCTATCTCTGCGCCCTGCGCGAGGGACTGGACGGAACGAAAGGAGGCAGCAGCGTATGA